GCTGCTACCACTGCTGCTGCTGAGCTTGCTGCTGCGATCAGGCGTCAGGCTGTACGTCCTGATCTTGACATTTCTGCTTACGTTCAGAGAGACCGTCAGGCCAGACAAGCGTTCCAGATGGCTCAAGCTGCTTCTCAAGCTCCCGGAGTTGGGTATCAACCGCCTGTTGCTCCTCAAGCTCCGGTGAGAGCAGCGCCTGCTGCCCGTCCTGCTCCTGCGAGAACCCCAGCCAATACCTTGGCTCGGAGACCGGGAGAAAATGCTGAGGATCACCGTGCTCGGGTGAACCAGATCATTGCGGAAACACCTGTTGCTCCGGTACGGAGAGCGGCACCTCGTCCTGCTCCCGCTGCTCCCACCAGAGGCGTCAACGATTACGCACGCCGACCGGGTGAAAGCGTTGCTGCTCACCGGATCCGGGTTAGAGCGATGATGGGTCTGTAAAATAAAAAGGCCACCTGAAAAGGTGGCCTTTTTTATTGAGGGTGGTAGAGCTGGCTTGTTCATCCCAGCACAGGCCGACCAATGCCCGATCCGTTCGAAATCCTGAGAAGCTACGCTGAAGCTCCGGCTGTCACGCCGCAGGATTATTACAGAGCAGGAGCTGCTCAGGTAACGGGTGCTGGCCAAGACGTTGAAGACCAACGCACCCGCGATATGCGGACGATGAACCCTTACGACCTCATCATGAAGTACGGGGCACAAGGCGTTCAGATGAACTCGGGCATCGCTGACGGTGCCCAAGATTACATGATCGACAGGGATCGTGTTCGCTCGAACTGGGAAGCGACGAACGACACTGTGGTTGATGTGGCTCGTGGTCTTGTCAACGGTGTCGGTGGTCTTGCTGCACTAGGAACTTCGGTCGTAAGCCCTGAGGGTGGTGCTTATCTCTCTGGCAAGCTGGACGAATTCAACAGGTTCTCTGACGAAGAGCAGTCTGCTGGCCTGAACAGTCGTCGTGAGGCTTCTGGCGTTGTCCGGGAATTGAACGCTTCGGACACCCGTCGGCAATACGACCGTGAGATTGGAGAGGGTGCAGATCCGACCATCGCTCGGTTCCGAGAGATCGGGCGTAACGTCCTGAACGAGGGTGCCTCGGCAATCTCTGATCCGATGCAGTTTGGATCCGGCGTCTCTCAGGGCGTTGGCTCCCTGTTTGCTGGTGGTCTGATTTCCAAGGCACTGACTGGTGGTTCAGCTCTTCTGGGTGCCACTGGTCGTACTGCTGCTCTCATCGAGAAAGCAGCAATGCCTGCTGCCATCGGTGGTCTTGAAGGCGGTGGTGCCTACACCGGAACCGTCAATGAGATCATGGGCATGACCCATGCTCAACTGATGGAGAACTCTCCGGCATATCGCAGACAGATCGTTGAGGGTCTGTCTCAGGACGATGCTCGTCTGGCTGTTGCTACTGAAGCTGGCCAGATGGCTGCTGCAATCCAAGCTCCTGTTGGCGTGGCTACAGGTGCTCTGGTCTCGAAGTTTGAAGGCGCTCCCTTCAGAGTTGGCTCTCTCAGGGGTGCTGCTGGCAACATCGGTCGTGAGACTGTGGAAGAAAGCGTCCAGTCTGGTTCGGGTCAGCTGGCTCAGAACTTCGCCATTCAACAACGTGCTGACGACACTCGTGAGCTGACCCAAGATCTGGGTGAAGGTATCGCTCAGGGTGGTCTGTACGGAATGGGTACGGCAGGTGTTCTGCAAACTCCGGGAGTTGCTGCGAGAACTGCGGTTGAGACCACGAAGCTTGCTGGCATGGCCGTCATGTACGGCGTGAACCGTGCTGTCGGTGCGTTTAACGCCCGGGTTGAGGGCAAGCTGGCTGAAGTGGAAGCTGAGTCTCCTGTGTCGGCTGAAGCCATGACGGCTGTTCAGGAAGAACAAGCTGCTCAGGCTCCTGCCACAGCTGAAGCTGTGAAAGCGGCCCTGTCAGAGACTGATCTTGCTGGCCCTGAACTGGGCAGTGCGAATGAGTATGTGGACCGTCTCATGTCTGCTGCTCAGTTCGATCCTGCTGAGATCCAGACCCAAAGAAGCCCTCTGATTGCTGGTGCTCTGGAAGGTGCGACGAACCGCTTCGATGCTCTGCGTCGAGTGGCTGCGGTGGCTGCTGACACGAATGTCCCTGGAATGGGTCGTATCAGTGCTGGTCTGTACTTGATCGATCAGCTCAGGACGTATGACAACCTGCTGGGAAGCCAGCTTCGTGAGACCCTCGACAACACGCTAGACACCCATCCTTCGATGGACAAGCTGCGTGAGTTTGAGGCAGTGGTTGCCACGATCCAAAGTCACCCTGAGATCAGGACTGCGATCATCAGTGCTCTCGATGTCGAAGAGCAGATCAACGCTGAACAGGTTTCTGACGAGGCCATCAGCACCCCTGAAGGTATGGAGGCTGCTCAAGCAGTGGCTGGTATTGCTGAAGCTGCCGTCACTCAGCTGGATGATCCGACGCTGAGCAAGGTGGATCTGCTCGACAAGGTGGACCCTGCCGTCAACGATATCGTCTTGGCTCATTCCTACCTCGGCAAGATCATCCTGACGCCTTCTCAGGTTCAGGCCCTTGAGCTGACTTCTACGATGGCTCGTGAACGTCAGAAGGCCAAGGAGCAGGCAGAGAGCTGGGGTCTGACGAAAACCCAGTATGTCTCGAACCAGATCCGTTCTGATCGGAATGATGAGAAGATGCCGTCTGCTGTGAAACACAGCATGACGGTTCTCCGTGCTCTGCGTGCTGGCAACAAGACCGAAGCTGTCGAGCACATGAGGAATTTCCTCGACTTCGCTCAATCGATGCAGAACAAGCTGACTGCGATCAACTCGGCACTGGCAAACGGAAACACGTCCAAGTCCAACCCCTCCAAGTACATGGCCTTGGATCCCTCGACTGGTGACTTCTTCGAAGCTGAGGGTGTTTGGGTTGATCCGAAGAACCCGGCTACGATCAAGTTCGCTCAAGAGGTGAGCCTTGATGCTCAGACTGTTGTGGTTCTGGCGAACAACCTGAACCGCTCAGCTAAGCTGGGTCTGCCCGAAGTGGAAATGGTTCAGCTGGACCCGATGCTTCAGGAGATGGCTGATGTCATCACCAAGCAGGCACGCAAGGCGAAGACCACACCCGAGCAACGTGCTCAGGCTCGTGCTGCCGAGTTGGATGCTGCTGTCGCTGAGAAGAAGGCTCAAGAGCCTGCTCAGGAAGTTGCTCCTGCACAGGCGAAGCCTGTGGAAAACACCCCAGAGATTGCCCCCGTGGAAGCCACTCCGGCCAAGGAAGCGGAGTCCGGCGGTCAGCCGGACAACGCTGACGAGCCGGTGGTTGAGAAAGCGGACATCAAACCGGACACTGTTGAGGCTGAAACTCAAGCAGAGCCTGCTCAAGAACCGGCCAAAAGACCGGCCACAGAACCTGTTGAGCCTGATCAACAGGGTATCGTGCCGAACACGGATGCTCCTGTGTTCGAGGGTCGCTTCGAGAAGCTGGCCACGGTGCGCGGTCTGAACTGGATGCAGAGAGCCTTCACCGACAAGAAGGAAGCTTCGACTCGACTGGTCGGAGTCGCTTCTCCTATGGCTGCCGTCAGGGCTGCTCTGAAGAGCCAGACGGCCCTCTCAGGCTTCGTTGGGGGGAAAGTCACCCACGACTACACGGGTGCCCTCAGCAAAGCCTACAGCGCCTTCCTGAACCTTGGAGACAAGGTGAGCCAGACTGTCCGTGATCGGGTCAGTGCTGAGCTGCGTAAGCCTATCGGCAAGGGCGGGGAAATGGTCGGCAAGGTCATCATGGACGAGACCACCAAGGGTGAGTCGTCGCTGACTGACACGGCTGGTGCTCCGAACCGCTGGGTTCGTGGGAAGATCTTCAACCTTCTCAACGTGGTGGACAACAAGCTGGTGCTGAATGACGAACTGCTGGAAGCTGCTACTCTGGCTGCTCTTCAGTGGGCACTGGCTGGCAACACCAGAAGCAGCGAGCTGACTGACGAAGAAATCGGTGAGATTGTTGGTATGGATCCGGCTCTGGTCAGTGACGCAGAGCGTGGGTTCTTCAACAACGGTATGGCTGCAAACGATGCCATTCTCGCTCTGTCGAACAAGATCGTGCAGTTCTGGGGTGTCGAGAAGAACAACAAGACCCCGATGGGCTACACGGATGGCATTCCTCAGGCAGTGGCTGCCGAGATGCTGTACGGCCTGAGGGATGCTGGCCTGATCATCATTGATGATGCGACGATCCCTAACCCGAATGCGGGTCAGCTGGATGCTGAAGGCAACATCATTCCTCCGGTGAAGACCTTCAACCGCATTCAGTTCGCTGAGTTCGACGGCAGAGAAGCTCTGGAAGAATTCCCTACCGCCATTGAGACGGCAGTGCTGTTGGTCCCTGATCAAGTGAGCTTCATTGGCTCTCCGCCTACTTCCGTGTCTCCGACCCAGATGCGTAACAAGATGGTGAAGAACACGCCTCAGCAGCTGAAGATGATCGAGAAGGCTCAACAGACGCCCTATCGTCCTGACACTCAGATGGTGGATATCTACACTGGGCTGGGCAAAGAAGGTGTTCTGGAGCTGTTCGGTGCTGGTGCAGACCTTGATGCTCAGGTTCTGAACAAGAACCACAGACGTTCTCTGGAAGGCAAGAACCGCACTATCGCTGCTGCCTACGACCGTATCCAAGCGGTCATGAAGGAAGTGACGAACCGTGCTGGTGTTGACGGCAAAGAGCCGGGCGACATGGAGATCTTCTATGAGCACAACGTCTCGCGTGTGGGCCGTCTCCATATGGAAGGTCTGCACAACCCGCAGGCTAATAAACTCACTCGGGAAGCGTTCCTGCCTACTTGGTCAACTCTCGATCTGACTGATCGGAAGAACAAAGATCTCTTCTATCTGGCTGTTGGTCAGGCATGGGGGGTGAAGGTTCACAAGCAGTCGCTGGCTGAGACCCGCAAGGATGTCCAGAAAATGATGGGCAAGCCTGAGGTGGCTGCTGCCTTGAAGCTGCTGCGTGAATGGCTCGAAGGTGGCTTTGATTTCAGCGAAGATGATCTGGCGATCCTGAAAGCTGGTCTGCCTAGCCTATCGCCTCACTCGCTGCACGCTGGCGTCGAGATGGCCAAGTACCAGATGGCAGATGCGGGCCAACGAGCCGAATTCAGAACCTCGCTGTATGTCGAGGCTGACGGCGTGACCGATGGCCCGATCAACGCTCTAGTTCACATGGCTCCTGGATCCTTCAGCCCTGATTGGTTGAAGGCTGTCGGCAAGGGTGGCCTGTTCTTCGGTCAGTCTGGAATGACCATGAACGAGTACACCGACAAAGTGGACCTGTATGGATCGACCCAGACTAACCTGAACGCCCATCTGGAAAGACAGAAGAAGGAGTTCAACAAGCCGAACCTGAAGGCTCAGTCGGATGCGATGTTCCGGGTCATGGAACACCTACTGGGTTCCAAAGCCGTCATGTTCGATGAGTCCACTGGTGAGATCACCATTGACCGTGGCGTGGTGAAGAACCCACTGACGGTGACCATCTATGGCTCCGGCAAGAAGGGCATCGCCTCAAAGGTTACCGAGAGCCTGCTAGGTGCGTTCTATGCTGAGCAGTCGAGACTGGCACAACTCACGACCACCATGCCGGGTGAAGCAGCAGCTCTGGAGATCTTTGGATCCAAGGCTACGGAGAACCCTACCCAAGCCAAGGCGATGTACGAGCAATACGTCAGTGATCTTCAGACCCTCACGAACATCGTCCTGATCAAAGGCAAGTCTGGCCCGTACACGGAAGACCGCACGAGCAAGACGAAGAAGTGGGACAACGACTACGTTGAGTTCACCTTCAGCCCTGATCAACTGGAAAACCTCCAGCAGAACGTGGAGTCGATCTTCGTTGACCCTCTGGATAGAGCCATCAAAAATGTGATCGGTGAGATCAACAACACGACTGTTACGCTCCGTAGAGCCATTCAAGCACAGTCGATTGTGATGAAGTACGCTTTCCAGCGTGAGATCGAACGCCGACTGGAAAAGAAAAAGGAAACCGACCCTGACTACCGTCAAGGCGATTTCCTGTCTCAGGCTGAGCTGAACGAAGCTTACGCTTCGCTCAAGCACCTCAGCCCGCTGATCCATACTGCGAACCAAAGCTTCCTGATTGGCAGCTCCGAGCGGGCTACGATCCCGGGAGCTGTGTGGGCACGTTCGGTCGATGGAACGCTGTCCTCCGAGGTCTCGGTCTATGGACCCACCAATGCTGGTGTGTCCGGCATTCCGGTCATGATCATCGGCCCAGGAGATGGTCAGATGATCCAGAATGGTTCGGTGGACCCTGAGATGCCCGACGAGAAGATGTTCGTCTTCGATGGGGTGAACTTCTCGCTGAGCACCATCGAGAAGGGCAGTGAGCTGATGAATAAGGCTGTCCACAGCGGATGGCTGGAAAACCCTCTGGGTGATGTGGCCCGGACGTTTGACGCCTTCATGGAAGACGCTGATCTCACCAACATGAGCGAGCGTCAGATGAAAGAGTTGGCTAACGCTCTGTTCTCTCGAAAAGAGGCTGAAGCCTTCTTCAAGGGCGGCATTGCTCCCAACGCTGTGATCGGCATGTTGGCCGATGAGATGGGTTATGTTCGGAATGACCTGAATAGACTGAGCCAACAGACCAAGGCGAGAGCCGAGGTTCTGGCTGAAGTGCAGGTGACGGTTGATCACATGGCTTCAGCTGCCAAGGCTTACGTCAGCGAGGGCAGGGTTCTTGACGGGATGTCCGAAGAAGCAATCCTCGAATATCTGAACGCTCGCTTCAATGAAAAGCTGAGCGTGATCCGTAAGGAAGAGAACATCCAAGAGAACATCTTCTCTGATCTGGAAAGCGTGGGCGTAACGCACACGAGATCCAAGACCAGAGTGATCAGCACTGACCAATTGACTGGTCTGGTGGATCAGATGAAGATTCCTGCTGACCAGAAGTCGATGATGATCCCGACGCTGCGTGCCCTGAAGAGCAAAGGCTACACGGTGGTCTTCGGATCTCCGGCTGGAGCATCATCCTATGCGGTCCAAAACAACCTTCGTCGTATTGATAGTCGTCAGTCTGCCGAGCAGCAGACGCAAGGCTTTATCGTGTTCGGGGACAAGACGATCTACCTGCATACGCCGTCGTCTGAAACCCTGCTGCACGAGCTGATCCACGCTGCCACGCTGGAGAAGGTTGCTGCCTTCTACACCCAGCCTGAAACGCTGTCGGCTGCTGATCGTGATGCTGTGGCTCGGATCGAGGGACTGATGCAGGAGTGGCTCCTGTCTGAAGACAACCTGATTGAGTTGGCTCCTCAAGTTCGGAGATCGTTCGATAGTGCCAAGCAAGCTGTGGAAGGTCACCTGAACAACATCACTGGTCTGTCGGCCATGAACAAGGCTGCTGCCTTGAACGAGTTCATGGCTTGGAACTTGTCGAACAGTGATCTGATCCGTATCAACAAGCGGACCAACGTGAAGAGCCAGCTCTTCCGTGTGATAGGTGATGCTCTGGTTGCGCTGAAGAAGCTGATCTGGGGTGAGAGCAAGGCACCTTTCGTTGACAAGTCGATCTATTCGAACCTGGCCTTCAACACTGCCATTCTCATGAGCAGCACAAGGACTGTTCGTGCAGAGCTGTCCGACACTGTGCTCTATCAGAGCAACGCTTTTGGTCGTGATGATCGTCTGACCAAGCTGCGTGCCCAGTTCGACAATAAGGTGGCTGTGCTGATCAACGAGGTGGCTGACCCAATCCAGAAGGATACGGCCAAGAACGCTGTGAGTGCGGCTGTGCAGAAGGCGGCTGATGTTACCGCCTCCTTCCAGTCTCACGGTTTCCCGATGACGATGCAGGAAGCTTCGACTTTCCAGTCGATGGTGGCTGCGTTCATGGCTGATGCCGAGCTGAACCCCGTCACGCTGAACAGCCTTCAGAAGATCTACACGAACGTGATGGAGCAGCTGTCGGTTGAGACCTTCATGAAGGATCCTCAGGGCACCGACCCGGCTGACCGTTTCCAAGCCCAAGAGAAGTTCAACTCTCTGGCTGGTGACTTCGGTCTGGAATACGACAGTGCTGGTCGTTCGACCCTGCTGCCTGCTTTCTTGGCTCTGGCCAACACAAACAACACGTTCCGTGCTGTGCTCGCTGACATCAAGATGCCGAAGACTGGCCTTGAGAAGTGGAACACGGTGGACAACGTGCTGACCAACGTGGGTGTACTGACGATGGATCGTCTGGCCAGCACGATGGCTGGTGCTGATCGCAAGGCTACCAGAGTCACGGCTGCGATTGATGCCCTGACGAATGTGCTCGCCCAGTCTGCCGAGGACCAGAAGAGCTTCGTGGTTCAGAAGGGTCTGTACAAGATCTCGGGAGCTGTAAACGCTGCCAACGACTACCTCGTAAAGAACGTGCAGGACTTCTCCAGCAAGGCGATTGACGTGCTGACGGATGTCCAGAACACCTCTTCGAACAAGGTCGTGAAAGACGCTGCTGCTGTGGGCAAGGTCATCGCTTCGGTGGTAAATATCGAGCGTTCTGACAGTGTGGCTGCTGGCCTCATGTCTATGCTGAACCAAGGTCGGATCTGGAAGCCTCTTCACGATCTGGTGAATGAGTTTGTTGGCTCCACTGACGAGAATTGGGACATCACCAGCATGGTGAAGTCGGTGAAGACTGTGGTTCAGCAAGCTCGCCAACAGTTCCGTGAGCAGCTGCCTGAGATCATTGCTGAGAAGTTCAGCCGTGAGCTGGCTGACAACGAATGGACGGAGATGTTCATTTCCTTCGGTCGCACTGATCTGGCTTCTCTGAAGTCCAGCCTATCTACTCAGGAGATCTTGCGTCTGGTGAGCGACAACAACGCACTACTGGCTGAGATCAGCAGGATTGAGGGCCGGATCCAAGGATCTGATCCCAAGCGTTGGGCTACGCTCCAGCGGAAGTCGGACGAGCTGGCTCAGTTCATGATGCACGGCAAGGTGTCGGGGAACCTCCTCCGTAACGCCTACGCTGTGGCTCGCCTGTTCGGTGAAGCTGGTGTGATCAAGACGGGCGATCCTGATCCCCGTCTGGTCTCGGACATCGATCAACTGGTTTCCCTGTATGCCCTGAACCTGACGGAACAGAGCACCAAGGATGCTATGGCAAAGCTGGTTGAGAATGAGGCTGAAGGCCTTGACTTCACCCTGTCTTATCTCGTCGGTCAGAGACTGGATGAGCAAGTGAAGATCAGCACGCTCGAAGCCAAGCTGAACCACTACAAGGGTTACATTCCTACGGACAATGCTCAGGGTCTGAGCCTTATCGTGGCTGATGACGCAGAGTTCTCCGGTCTGAGGCTGAAAGGGTTCAAACGTGTTGGTGATTATGCTGGTTCGGTCGCAGAAGGTCCCCTTCACAAGAAGGGATACTACTTCGCACCAGTCTCAGGCCTCTCAACCTACAACCAGGGTATTGTACAGAACGTCCGTCCCACGGCCTCAGGAGTGGATCCTGTAACTGGTTTCACCTACGGAACGAAGATGGTTGCTGGTCGGATAGTGGATCCGATTCATGTGAAGAAGATCACTCTGCGTCGCTCACTAAATGAAAAAGCCACCGAGCCTCTGATGCCGATCTTTGGATCGAACGGTGAGGTGGTGGCTTATGAACGCAGCATCGACGCCAAGCAGGAAATCCGCTTGGAGAAGAACACTCACCTTGGTGAGATGATCGGTGCATGGCGTGGTCGTCAGGCTGAAGAGGCTATGGCTGGTGCCTTCAATCAGGTGCTGATCGAGCGTCTGAAGAAGATGTACGACATCGACGTGAAGGCTGGTCGTGGTGGCGAATACATCGACCTGTACGACAAGAAGAGCCTGAAGGATCCAGTCCTTGAGGAGGCTGTCACTCTGATGACGAGAGAGACCCGCCAATTCATCAAGCAGACCTTCGGTGGTTCAACCTTCATGGTTCGCAAGGACATGTTGAACGATGTGGTGGGTTATCGTCAGGCCTCCATTGGAGACATGTGGACGGGGAATAGCAGGATCTCTGAGGAAGCTCAGAAGTCAATTCGTCGTGCTGCTATCGGTGTCTTCGGTGCTGACGCCTATCAGAAGATGGTCAATGCTGAGAAATTCCATCAGAACGTCATCTCGGCTGCCCGTATTCTGATCGTCGTGAAGTCGGTGGTGGTTCCGGTCTCGAACGTGATCTCGAACATCTACCAGCTGACTGCTCGGGGTGTGCCTCTGATCGACACGCTGAAGAAGCTGCCTGCCAAGACGGCAGAAGTGGACCAGTATGTGAAGAACCGCCTTCGTCAGATTGAGGTCGAAGCTGAGCTTCGTGCTGCGACTGGTGATCTGGTCAAGACCCGCAAGCTCAGCACTGAGCTTCAGGGGATCAACGATGCGAACCGCCGTATGTCGATCTGGCCTCTTATTGAGGCTGGCGAGTTCAGCTCCATCTCTGAGGGTGGCATCACCCATGATGAGCTGGCTTTGGCTGAGGGTCGTCTGACGGACTACATCGAGGGTCTGACTGAGAAGCTGCCTGAAGCCATCAAGACGGCTGGCAAGTATGCTCTGATCACCAAGGACACTGCTCTATTCAAGGGGCTTGCCCGTGCGATCGAATACGGCGACTTCCTTGCCAAGGCGGTGCTGTATGATGACCTGACCATTCGTCAGAAGCTCACTCATGATCAGGCTATTCGTGGCGTGACTGAGGAGTTCATCAACTATGATCGTCTCCCAGGCAGAGGCCGGGGTTATCTGGAGAGCATGGGGATCCTGTGGTTCTGGAACTTCAAGATCCGTGCGACCAAGGTTGCAATCTCGATGGTTCGCCATAATCCCCTCCAGACGCTGCTGGCTACGGTGGCTCCGACGCCCCCGATGTTCGGTAGTGTGGGTCTGCCCGTGTCGGACAACATCTTCTCCATCACGGCAGAAGGTGCTCTGGGTAACTCTGTGGGCCTCGGGCAGGCCTTCAGGGCACCCTTCCTGAACCCTTGGGTGCAGATCACTACCTGATCAAGAAAAAGCCCCCAGAGCGAACTCTGGGGGCTTCCTTGCCTATTCGGCTTTTCGGTTGGGTAGGATGGAAGCGAGGAGAACCAACAACCCCGCTACACATCCGATCCCGAACAGAACTGCCAAGAGTGGCAACAGAAAGATGATGATGCTGCCGATGAGGTAGATCACAGCTGCGATCACGAACAGGCCTAGCATCACAAGGATGAGCTTGTTCATCCCTCCGTCTTACGCAGCGCCGGCGAACAGCGACTTGCGGGCTTCAGCCGGAGCTTCAGCAGCCTCAGCCGTTTCCGACTGGACTTCATCAGCGACGGCTTCGGCAGCAGCCGTGGTATCGACAGCAGCAGCAACGTCAGCTGCAACAGTTCCCGTCATGGGAGCTGCTTCAGGACGAGCAGCAACCGGACCACGGGTCTGGGCGACAGGAGCCGCCTTGGTTTCCGTGGCAGCCGGAGTGCCGTTGGTGATCTCGATGTCAGCCATGAAGCCTTCGGCTCCACGAGTGGCACGCAGATCGATGGTGATCTCAGAGCCTTCCTTGACGGAGATCTGGCTCAGGATGTGAGCTTTGATCGCGTCATGGATTTCAGACTCGACGATGGTAATCCGCATGGGATCATCCTCTTCAGATTGGGTTTGGGTCAGGTCGAATTCTCCCGGTTGATCGAGAGTGAGAGTCACCTCAGCCCTTGGATTAACGGGATCCACATGCCCATACTCGAACTTGATCGTTAGAACAATCTTGTGATTGTCATCAGAGAGAACTTTCTCAGCGACAAGACAGTCGCAGAAAAACTTATCGATGATGCACAGCACGTTAGCTGTGTCCAACTCCGCCTTCGTTCTGGGAAATAGGGTGTAGGTGAGGTGGACAGGTCCCAGATTACGCGGGATTCTGGCCAGAAGCGGCTTTACTAGAGCCGCGTAGTTCACCTTAGCTTTGGAAAGCGTCTGGTGATGTGTGTTTCGATAGACGTTCAGGTTCAACATGAACCTTTTGTTTTTCGAAACTTGCACGAACAGCGGAAGCGAAATGGTCCACATACAGTGATGACCCCTAGAGTTAACTAGGGGCCATCCTGTAGTCAGTAGAACAGATCAGAGCAATCGTATTCTGCTCAGTTCTTCGCACCGAAGAGGCTCTGACGGGGAGCACCGCCACCGCCCGATTGGGGAGCACCACCCAGCTTGGCCGAGGAGCCAGCTTGGCCGTCCTTGATCGTCCGCTTGTCGCGGGTCTGACCACGGTTCTTCTCGACCCACGCAGGGTGGAAGACAGCGGTTGCCGTGGTGTTGTTCTCGGCAGCCGTCTGGGCTTCAACCACAGTCAGCTTGGTGGCCGTGTCGAACACCTTGTCGATGCTGACTTCCTCACGGGTGTCAGCGACAGGAACGTACTCGTCGCCCTGCTTCTGGGTCTTGTTGACCAGCGTTTTGACGAGGCCGAGGGTGACCTTGGCATCCGTCAGCTCGGTGAGAACGTGGACAGACTTCGGCACTTCGCGCTTGGCGTCGTAGTCGTAGATCTTGACCATCTTCTCTTCGGTCGCTTGGGCATGGAGTTCCTTGCCCGTAGCGATCAGGCAGAGGTCGTTGATCGTGGTGAAGCCCGGGAGCGGGATACGCTTGGTGGCGTCCTGCTTGTTCGGGAACCAGTTCTCACCCTGCTTGTTGGTGATCCAGATGGTCTCACGGTATTCCTGGCCACCGATGTCAGCGACGACAGCGATGCCCTTGGCTCCAGAGTTCGCAGCGTCAACCGCGTACATGACCTTGATCTGGGCGTCGTAGCTGTCCGTGTTGGGTTGCGAGAACCCACCCAGACGGTCTTCGGTCTTTTCGAGACCTTCAGTTTTCAGATTGCCGAAAAGCGACATGATCTGTTCCTTCGATGGTTGATGTGATTGTCGGGGTCGTCCCTCCGACAGAGGGTTTAGTGGCTGTAGAACTTGTCGAGGTGGTCCAACAGCAACTGTGCATCGTTGTCCATGAAGGTCTGTTCCCGAGAGAACATCCCCATAGGAGAACGAATGCGTTCGCCAACCGTCTTGGCGGTGGGACGAGTCTGGAAAACGTGCTTGTAGCCCAGTTCCTTGTCTTCGTCCGTGATGGTCAGGAGGTCAGAACCGTAGGCCTCAAGGGTCTTCAGGTCCATTCGCTTGGCGGATACCACAGTCGAGAAATAGGCTTCGATGCCGTTGTTCTTGAGGGCACCCTTGATCGGGACGGTGGTCTTGATCTCCATCGCCTTCTCGTCCAGTTCATCCTTGACGTGAGCCAAGAAAAGAACTGGGATCGGGAGAACAGAGACCATCTCTTGCATCATGGTCTTGAAGAACTGCTGGTATTGCTGCCAGCCGTCCATCGTATTCGCAGACCTGATTACATACTGGGTCTCGAACATTTCCATGAGGAACGTGAGAGTGTCTACGATGACTCCTTCCCGTTTCATGGAGCCATCGACCAGTGCTCGCATACCCTCATGGACTTGGTACGGATCAGAGATCGTATAGCTGTCGAACTTGTTTCTGAACGGGAGGCGCTTGCCTGCTTCGCAGTTCAGGTACATCCAGTCTTGCTGGTTTCGGATGTTCCGCAGAGATGCGGATTTGCCCCCTGTGGAGGCACCGACGATCAGAGCGAGCTGATCGTTGGTGTTTATTGGGATCTCTTCGGCTTCATTCATGTTGAGTTCCTGTTCGAGGGATGGTGTCATGATCCCCAACCAAACAAAAGAATGGCTGGGGACCGAGACAGTTAACGGCTTGCGTCTTGGAACCGTTTGGCCACGGTCTGGAGGACCGTAGCGTTGATCTCATCTTCAGAGAGAGGATTGTTCAGTGCCTTGTTGAAGGAGTGAACGCGATCATTGACCTGACGCAGATCCATCTGGCCGGAGTCCACAAGAGCCAAGGCGTACTTGATCATGTGGTTGTTCCGGTTACCCGAAGCGATCCGTTGAGCGAACCAGCGTTCCAGATTATCGAGACTGTCGAGCTTCTGGATCTGAGTTCTGTGGGTTTCATTCCTTGAGGTCTTGGGAATGAAGTCCAAGATGTCGAGCAGCTCACCGTCGTGGTTGTAGTGATACTGACCACCGTGGAATGTTTCCCACTTCTTGGCTCTCTGGTTCGCACTCTCATCCGTATTGAACGGCAGCCAGTTCATGATCTGGTTCATGAACTCCTTGTACTCTTCGGTGTCGAGATACAGGGTGTGCGTCATCGGGATGATCAGTCGGAAGCGGTTCTCCTCAGGAGAGTGACGCTTCGTCGTGTAGGTCATGAACTTGAACTCCTTCATGAGTTCGTGTGCCGTGTTGAGGTTTACACCTCCGTCCACGTCAATCACGATCATGTTGAAGCCAGCGATCACCTTGTCCTCGGACCTGTGCTGGTCCTTGAACTGGTGATTGCACCAGTGCATTCCCTGAGCTTGGGTCAGGAGATGGAGCTTGTCGAACGGGACCTCCTCGCCTGCGTAGTGGTAGGCCCAGTGGTCCGAGTACGACAGACGCATCTTGTTCAGATCCGTCTCCTCAAGGGTTTCACCCTTGAAGAACTCGATGGTGTCCACGAACGTCTTCTTGATGACGATGTGGTGCTTGTAGCCCCACGCCGTAGCGAGAGCCATTTGCTCCTGACGAGCAGCATTGCCGCTCTTGTAGAAGGGCAGAGCTTCGAGAAGGTCGGTGTGAGTGACCTCTTTGCCGACCGCAGCGATGTATCGAGCCAGCTTAACGTAGGTCTTCTCCCTGTTCAGGATCGTTTGGAAAGCTGTTCCAGACTCCTCAACCAGCTTGATAGCTGACATGAGGTGACCCATCTCGACTTCTGAGGATGCGTCCACGAACGCGAAGGCACCCGCAAGCTTAAGTGCCTTGAAGTAGCGGTGAGAGAGTTCAGCTTTCTTGATCTCTTCGTGTTCAGGAAGTGCATCAGCAGCTCTTTCGCACTGGATCTTGTAGGTCAGCAGCCGGATGGCCACTGCGTCTTCAACGATCATCTTCCAGCCGTGCATGGAAGGATCTGCCAGCGAATGGAAGTGGGCAGACCACTTCTGGATCGTCTGGAGGTTCACAGGCTGGATGAGGCGATCATAGATCTCCTCAGGGGTGTCCGTGTCGTAGGGACGATGACGGTGCTGTCCGAAGCCGAAGATGCAGCGACGAGCATAGCCGGTGTCCAGCATGGAATAGAACTGGTCTTCCGTCACGCTGCCGTCGAGGAGCTTGGAGGGCGTCCCGAAGAGCAGCATGTTGGTTGGCGTCTTGCCGTCCAGTTCATCACCACGTTGGTTCTCAGCCGTGTTCTTGGTCAGCTTCTGCTTGACCATGCCCTGATCGTACAGCTCCAGGAACAGAGTGAGCACATCTTGAGCACCAATCAGATTGGATCCGATCTCATCGATCTGAAGGTTGATCGAGCCACAGCCTGACATCAGCAGCTTATGACGAAGCTGCTTGACGGCTGGTGGGGTACCGGAGTCGAAGGTGAACGGGAATGCACCTGCTGCCTTGAACTCCTTCTCCAGCTTGGTGAATTCTTCTTGCTGGTCGGTGCCGTTGCGAGCTGCTCGCTCGTTGGCCATGTTCCACAGCTGCTGTTCAGACAGCACGTCGAAGGTGTTCTCCATGAACCGTCGCTTGAACGGTGCCATGAATTCGGTCTCGATGATGTTGACCGAGTGACCCTTGCCGAAGCCAGAGGTGGCCAGAGCGAGAGCGTAGATGTTGACCGGGATGTCACCACGATCCTTGGTGACGATGACGGCTCGCATGGTGGATGCCATCTTCGCAAGGAAGTAGGCGACCTCAGCTCTGAAGAAGCCTTGGTCTGTGTTCTGGGTCTTGGCACACAGCACATCCACCATGTCTTGGAGTGCTGGGTGGTGCTCGACGTTTGACAGGTCAATCACTGAACGTACTGGTCCTTCTGTTTGCAGCCGAGGAAGGCAGGGCAATAGCCACAGGCCTTCACTTCACCGGGAATGGTCTTGACGATGCCGACACCCTTTTCAGCTCGGAAGGCGTTGGCCTCCTGAAGAGTGTCGAAGTTCTTAGTGGACCGGCCACCAGCTTTCGCTGTCTCCGGGTCCTTGTAGTATTTGAAGGATGGGGACGAGCGCCAAAGCTCTTCATCCGTGCAGTCGGGGAGTTGATCTTCAGGAGCATCCCAGTATTTGACCAGCAGAGCGAGCTTGGCTCTGATGAACTGCTCGGTAACCTCAGAAGACCACAGAGGAATCGACTTGGTTTCAACTCGCTTCTGTGGATAGTTGGGATTGGTTTTGGCCTGCATCTTCTGCCAGTCGGTGAAGATGTAGTTGATGTGGATCTGATCCCCAGTGATGACTGTCGGGTTCAGCCACTTATAGCAGGAACCCTGCTTGCAGTGATCTTCGTCTCTGGTTCCGAAGAGCCAAGAATATGCGGAGGTGGATTTGTTGTCGTACACCTCACCATCAGCCACCATGTCATATTTACCACCGATGACGAAGGTTCGACCTTCGACGGTGATCTCACGATGGGACCGCTGTTCCAAATAGACTGGGATGATGTCCTTGATGGATGCCAGCTGCTCAGGGGTGGGATTGACGATGATGCGTTCAATGACCTCCTGAGGGTATCCCAGGAGCTTCAGAGAGCGATCTGAGCCACGGACCCAAGCTTTCTCGATGCTGTCGTGCAGAGCGTGTCCCAATGCCCGGGAGATGTAGTCTTGAACGTCAGACTTCTGCTCGGAGGGTGGTATCCTCTTGGCGAGGATAATCTGCTTGAGAGGACGCATCAGCGTCGTCACGGAGATGTAGTTCGGGGTGTTGTTGTAGTCGTACTCGTCGTGGAGGAGCCAGACTGCCAAAGGCAGGCTGATCCCCGAGGTGTTGGTTACCCTCATGTGGGTCCTCCGCTAGGGTTGGGTTGCTCGATGCTCGCCCATCAGAGCTGCGTAGGCAGCCATGTCTGTGTAGTCGTCCAGTCGGAACGACCCCTGAGAGGCGCGAGCCATCTTCAGGAAAAGCATGAAGCCCCAGCCTTGGGTTTCAGTGATGGGGTTGTCAGGAAAGGCTGCGTTGAACATGGCCACAGTCTTGGCCATAGCACGCTCTTTCTCCTGATCTCGTTCGGCGGAACGCTGCTCCATAACATCGGCAGCGTTCCGCAGGATATCGGGTGCGTGCATGATCAGTTGGCCGTTTGCTCGCCAGCATCGACACCTTCGAGGAACTCGGAGTTCCTCATGTGGCCGAGATAGCTGATGGAATAGACCATAGCGTCCATCATCTGGGTCTCAGGGTTGCCGACCTTCTGGGCCAACGTGAGCTGAAGGGTCTGGTTGGCCCGACCGATATCCTTGGCTCGGATGTCGATGGTCTTGGTTCGGAGAACCGCATTGAGATCGACACTGGTGATGTTGCCGTCGATCATGGCAATCACCTTGCCAGCGATCAGATGGAAATGCTGCTTGGGTTCCAGAGCAGCGACGGTGGATTTGGTCATGGGGTTCTCGCACGAAAATAGGGGCCAGACCGGATGTCTGACCCCCAAGAAAAGCTGGATTGGGTCTCCCGTGATGAACCACAAGAGACGTGTTGTAGCAAGCCTTACTCTGCGACGGGCGGGTCGATGAGTTCCGGCACGGGGATCAGAGCCGAAGCTTCCTGAGCGTTGACCATCTGGTCGATATTGTTGGCTTCCTGAAGCAGGAAAGTCGGGGAGTGCGACAGGACCGTCACGATGTTCAGGGCCTGCTGCTTGCGCTCAGCAGTGAGAAACTCGGCATTGGTGTTGATGGTGCTCATCAGATCCGAGAAGTCTATTTTGGCCAGCTCAAAGTTGATGGCTTTAAGCGGTTCGAGTTCGAGTTTGGCGATGGCGAGATTGGCTTCAGCGATCTGAAGTTGCAGCTCTTGGAGGGTCTTGTTTTGCACGTTCATTTCCTGTGTTCAGGGATGGAATTCAGTGAGACCGTATGATCGGTCCCTTGGGAGAATGCAATAGTGGGTCTTAGGCGTTACCGATCAAGCCCACACCGACAGTGCCGGTTTGAACTTTGCCCGCTCCGTCTGTCGCAGTCCAAGAGAACATAGCTTGTTTTTCTTCACCAGAGGCGACTGTTGCAGTGAAGGCTGTTGCTGCTGATGTCCCAGCTGTAGCGGTGATGGCGCTGTCTCCGTAGATACGGGTCCAAACATATGTGACAGATCCAGAAGCATTTGTAGGCGTCAGGGTGACTGTACCTGAGGTCACAGAACCTGCACCAACTCTGGTTCCAACCCGTGAAGTATGGCTGGAAGTCACGGTGAAGCCAGATGCAAGAGCGGAACCACCCACATACGGAGCCACGTTGGCTCTGTAGAAGTAGGCGTTTGCTCTGCTGTGGTTGCCCCAAGTGACGCTAGACGGACCTTCCCACTCGGTGAGCTGTCCATCAGTACCAAATGCAGCACCCCAAGCGATGATCCGTGAGTTAGATCCGGTGGTTGTAACCAGAACATCGACTGCGTTGTCGAAGGTCGTGTTGTCACCGAACTTGATGTAGTCGGCGTCCAGAAGGATCCGGGTTCCGTAGGTCGAGGACACAAGGCGAAGACGAGCAGTCCCGCCACCAGTGTCAGCTACGACCTCGTAGCGAGCCAGAGTGTTCTGGGCGGAAAGGCCTGCAACTGTTGTCTGAGTAACAGAAACACTGGCTGAGAGGGCAGGCAGAGCAACACCTGCTGCTATTTCTTGCTCGGTTGCGGGCCGGAAGAAGCAAGAATGCCACTCGATGCTGTTTGCAGCAGCTATTGAGCCGTGACCTTCCCAGTGGGACATGGCGTAAAGAATACCGCGCGTAACTGCCGTGTTGCTGCTCGATTGAACCAGTTTTGAAAACTTGTAGCGCCGCCCCACAGTACCGACACCTTGAACAACCGAACCAGAAGGCTCGGTTGCAAAGGAGAGGTAGTGTCCATGAATGCCGTTCGCGTCAGCCTGAGCGTCAACATAATAAACACCCGCCCCGGTGAATGCTCCAGAGTAGAGAGTTACTTCCGCTTCGATTACCAAATAACCACTGGGCCGCACGGAATTGAGCGGCGTCAGTTGATATACGCCAGCGTTCGATCCTGCGGGACCAGCCAACCGCATCCCATAACCCGCTGGAACACCAGCAGTGCGAACTGCTGAGCCTCCGTTAATCCAGTCATACCAGTCGTTAGGTACTGCTGGAGACGAAGTGTAGTTAGTGAACCTTGGGTTCATAGTAACTGACTGCGTTGCAACAGTGGCGGCAATGGTTGCTGACGAAGAAGCACTTGCAGCTGAGGCCGAAGCGTTGGACGCCTGTGTGGATGCGGTTGAGGCCGACGATGAGGCGTTACCTGCCGAGACCCCAGCGTTGGTGGCTTGAGTAGCAGCCGAGGTGGCAGACACACCAGCAGCACCAGCTGACGTAGAGGCGCTAGATGCAGACGTGGCGGCAGCAGTAGCCGATGACAGAGCTGCTTGCGTTTCAGTAATGTCTTCCCAGTAAAGATAGTTGACCGCTGAAACACAGGGACCGTTGTTGTAGTTTTGAAGGACTAGTAGTTCGATAGATCTGGTGCCGACCGGGAATATTGACCAAGTACCTGTGCCTTCACCCGTGATTGGAGCACCCGCTCCGTTCACTAAGCTGTCCCGCTTAACCCAGCCAGTGTTGGCAGGCCAAGCATCTCCGATAATCGCGGAGTAGGCATACGAGCCGGGGTTGTGAGAGAGAGCGTTTCCGTTGGCATCGAAGGCTGCAAAGCCGACGTAAAATTGGCTCGAACCAGAACCAGCACCAACGTAAACTTCAGTGCTGACTTTATATTTGCGGGTGGTGTCTACTGGAAAGCGTTTTGTAGAACGCCACTGTCCAGCCACGCCAGCCGCCAACGAGAGGACGTTGGTTCGGCCTCCGAGGCTTGCTGCGGCAGTTGGGGTGGTGCCTCCTGCGTTATACCAACCAGTGAAGCCGTTATCGAAGTCTTGGTTACCGCCAATCAGTACTGTGTTTGTGAAACTGGAGGCAGCTGAGACAGCACTGGCAGAGGCTGCCGTGGCCGAGTTCCCCGCGTTAGTGGCATGAGTTCCAGCAGTGGTCGCAGAAGTACCAGCTGCTGTGGCAGAGTTAGCAGCATTGGTTGCTGCGTTATTGGCATTCGTGAAGCTTGAAGCAGCATTAACTGCACTAGTGTTTGCAGATGTTGCGCTGTTACTGGCGTTGGTAGCCGATGTAGCAGCAGAAGATGCTGAACCAGCAGCTGCTGTAGCAGAGTTGCCTGCGGTAACACTCTCGGTAATGTCTTCAAGCCAGATGCCGTCCAAGGCACTCGACGCTCCTGCGGTTACTCCGTAGTTCAGGAACGAGAGAAGCTGGATGTTTGTGATCCCCGACGCAGCGTAAGTCGTGGTCGTGAACGGGGTGGACACGAGGTCGTGCCACTGGTTCGCGGCAAGCGCGACACCCCCGGCCACGTTGTAGATGTGACCGCCGTTGCCCGTCACAGGCGCGCCCGAGCTATCGAGGACGCGCATCCCGACGTAGGTCAGGGTGGGCGCGACCGCGCCGATCCAGACGGACGAACGGATGCGGTATGTCCGGCCCGCTTGCACCGGCCAGAGCTTGTTAGAGTAGGCGTAGCAGTATTGCCCCGTTGTCTGCTGTAGGACGTTAGGGCGTCCTTGGAACGTAGCTTGGTAAGAAAGCCACCCAGTGGAGTAGTTGGACACTGGGATTGTTCGATCAGTGTTCCAAGACCAACCTGTCAGACCATCTGCAAAGTCAGAGTTACCACCGGAAACGACAGTGTTAACGAAGCTTGAGGCTGCGTTTACAGCCGAAGAGTTAGCAGCTGTGGCGCTATTGCCTGCGTTCGTTGCATGGGTAGCAGCAGTGCCTGCACTGGTGTTCGCTGCTGTAGCGGAGTTCCCTGCGTTCGTGGCACTGGTGGCAGCCAGACCAGCCTGAGTGGTGGCCGTATTTGCAGCACTGGTGGCCGTGGTTGCACTGTTGGATGCGTTCGTAGCCGAGGTGCTGGCACTGCCTGCTGAGGTAGCTGCGTTGGTTGCACTGGTGTTGGCAGCAGTAGCCGATGTGCCTGCCGAACCAGCAGAGGTGCTGGCAGCGGAGGCAGACGTGGCAGCAGCTGTAGCACTGCTGGCAGCAGCAGCACTTTCGGTGATGTCTTCGATGGTGACGTAGTTCACCGCCGTGGTCATCAAGGCACCGTTGTCGTTCGTGTAGCAGAACAACTCGATTGCGGTCGTACCCGCTGGGAATGTGTTTCCGGTGCTGCCCGTACCCGTCACTGTACCCGTGCGAGTAACCCACCCTGCGTTCGGATTCAGGGTGAACGCCGATGCGGCAGGGTAACGCTCAGTGATATATGCTCCCGCAGCGTCCATGCAGCGGAAGCCGACATAAACGAAAGCAGCGCCAGAACCAGCGCCACCGTAGATTTCTGACGACACTCGATAGGTGCGAGCCGTATCGACAGGGATACGACGGAGGTTGCGTGCTACCTTGCTTCCTGCGGTCGCGGGGAAAGTGATGACGTTGTCACGACCGTTGTGGGTCTCTGCGTAACTTCCGCTCGAAGCGGTCCAGCCGACCAGTCCATCGACGAAGTGGAAGTTGCCGCCCGCGATCACCGTGTTCGTATAGCTGGATGCAGCACTGACCGACGAAGCGTTGGCAGCAGTGGCACTGTTTCCAGCGTTGGTAGCGTGTGTACCTGCTGTGCTCGCACTTCCAGCAGCAGCCGTTGAGGAGTTCTGTGCGTTGGTAGCTGAAGTAGCAGCAGCTCCAGCACTGGTGCTGGCATTTGAGGCGTGTCCAGCAGCAGTTGATGCAGAGCTGGACGACTGGGATGCACTGGTAGCAGCACTGTTGGCCGAAGAGAGTGCATTGGTAGCACTCAGAGCAGCAGCAGTGGCTTGAGTTGTAGCGGTGGTAGCAGCTGTCTCGGCTGCTCCCTGTGCAATGATGGCATCAGCTTCAGCCGCAATAGCAGCAGATGCAGAGAGAGCAGCAGCAGCTTGGCTGTTTGCAGCAGCAGTCGCACTGGCAGCCGAGTTGGTGGCTTGGTTTGTGGAGTTGGTTGCCTGTGTCGCAGCAGTAGTAGCACTTGCAGCAGAGTTGTTGGCAGAGGTGAGTGCTGCCGCTGCTTGGTTCAGAGCATCGGTGGCGCTCGTAGCTGACGAGTTTGCGCTGGTCAGAGCAGCAGCAGCACTGACCCCAGCACCAGTTGCACTGGTTCCAGCAGCAGTGGCGCTTGTGGATGCTGAAGTTGCAGAGGAGGCAGCAGCTGTTGCGTAGTCGCCGGATTGATCTGAGAAAATTTCAGCCTGATCTCGATAAGAGATGGTGGCTGTAAGGGCATCTGCTGCATCTCCCGAGGAAGCGACAGCGATGTCTCGTGCAGCTTCAGCAGCAACCCTGCTGCTCTCAGCATTGGTTTCACTGATGGCCGAGTTCTCAGCAGAGACGCTGGCAGCACCTGCCGATGTCAGGGCCGACGCACGGTGGGACTCAGCAGCTTCGGCGTATTCACCGGCTTCATCTGCCCGAGCGATAACGATGTCTCGGTCGATGATGACAGCAGCAGCAGCGACATCAGTGTCGTCACGAGCAGCTTCAGCAGCCAGACGAGAGGTTAGTGCTGCCGAGGCGTATTCACCAGCTTCCGTGGATCTGGCGAGGGCTTCTTGAGCAGAGTCATAGGACGCCTGCGAGTGGGCAAGGCTGTTCTCTCTGGAAGTCTCAGCGAGAAGATGAGCGTCACGGGCAGCCTGTGCTTCCACACGGCTCTCGTCCATGTAGGTCTCAGCCGATTGGCTCGAAGCAGCAGAGGCTTCAGAGAAGCCCTGCGCTTGATTTCGCATGGTGACTGAGACGCCTTCGGCAGTCTCAGCACGAGCAGCAGCACTGTCAGCGTCAGTTGAGCTTTGGGCAGCTTGGTTTCTGTAGGCCAGAGCCTCTCCAGCAGAGGTTTCTGCCTGGGTCTGGAAATCCAGTGATGCTTGGGCGTAAGCATTTGCTGAGTCACTATAGGCCTCAGCCTGTCCACGGGCAGTGGATGCAGCAGCGGCGTGATCTGCACTAGCAGTTTCACTGATAGAGGCCCCAGTCTCAGCAGCTTCAGCTCTGTCAGCAGCCTGTTCAGCAGCGAGCTGTGCAGCCAGAGCCACAGCAGCGTTGGGGCTTTCAGGACCGACGAGGGTCTCAAGCCACTGAGCCTCGGTTCCTACGAAGCCATTGCGAACGGCAGTGGCGTATGCCGACTCCCCACGGAAGACTTCTCCGAGGACATGAAGGTCAACGAAGCTTTCGTCATCGTAGCCACCTTCCAAGCTGACCACGCCAAGGTGCTCGCCGCAGGCGAGTTCGACTTGAGTGGGGTCAGCGTTTTCATCGAGAGGAAGATCAACCCCTTCGTATCGCAGATCGATGAGATCAGCGTCTTCAGGGGCAATGGTCTCAAGGCTCAGCTCTTCAGGACCAGTGCTCATTATTGGGTAATCCCACGCTTAATGCGGATCTGGGTGGTCTTGGTTCTCACCTTGCGACCGTCTTTTTCGAACATGACATCGAACTCTGCCAAGCCAAGGGGCCATTCAGCAGTGTCATCTGCGGTCAGAGTGAACGAACGGGCATCGACAGGATCGATCCATTCGAAGGTCAGGTTTGCGAGCAGGCCTCTGGCACTGTCGTCTTCGAAGCGTCTCAGCTGAGCTGTCGCAGTCCAGTCAGCAAAGTGACCAGCAACGACGTATGTGGGCAGGGCCAGCGTGACGTTGAACGTCGCGCCACGCTTGAAAGTCTTTGGCTCTACGACCGACATCTGATTTTCCTGTGATCGCTCTGGGGCTGTCTATTGGCAGATACCAACAGACAGCCCCTAAAGCTAGGGTAATCAGGCAGCTTCGAGCTTCTCTCGATGCTTACGAACCAGATTTAGGACCTCATCAGCAGTGGCCCCGTTGGGGATCACTACTTCTGTGCCCCAGTCTGGATAGAAGACCGAGAGTTCACCACCGAGCTTGACCTCATCGTGCCAGATGTCCGGGTGGTTTTGCCACTGGACTGCTTTGACGAGGTGCTCGTTGGTGTACAAGATGGTTTCCAGCGTATCCCGGATGAGGAAATATCCGGCATCGTGGATCTGAGCACAGGGACGAATGTCAAGGCGATACTCGCTTTGACGAACCTTGCCCATGAACTCAGAGCCTGCACGACTGTTGAGCAGGCACCATGATTGACCCAAGGCATTACCCGCTGATCGGCCTTCAGCTGCTGCCTCGTATGGCGTTCGGCTGTTGCCTCGGATGACCTGTCTGAGCAGTGGTGTCCTCACTCGCAGACCGAAGGCTGCTGTGACGAACCCATCCTTGGCGGCTTGGTCAAGCTTCTCAGCGACCCACTGATCAGAGACGATGTACATCTCGTGATAGCGGGTTTCGATCAGCTTGGCTTTCTCAACAGAGAAGCCACATTGCTCGACGATTCCCATGTATGTTCCAGCATAGGTAAGCAGGAACGTAGGTGTCTTCGAGTCTTGGCGAAGTGGCTTATACTTGTCTTGGATCGAGTTTATGCTTTCTACTGAGTTGGGGTCAATATCAGGCATCTGATCACTGAAATACGAGTAGGCTCTCAGAGAGTGCCCATCGTATCCATCGGTGTAGACCTTGATCTTATTTGGATCTTTGGTCGTGAGTGCTGAGATCCTGTCTTCAAGAGACGCAAAGTCCAGACCTGCAAAGACCCAGCCCGGTGGGGCTTGGAAGCAGGACTTGATGAGCTTGGCGTACTTGGAGTTAGCCGGGAGGTTCTGAAGGTTCGGGTTGGAGCTGGAGAGGCGACCTGAGATGGTGCCGCCCAGATTGAAGTTGCCGAACAGATAGTGCCAGCCGTCTGGACCCTGAGGTGCAGCTTCCATCGCAGGGATGAAGGATGTCAGGATCTTGTTGACGGCGTTGTAGTCCATCATCGCCTTTAGGAAGTCGATGATCTGCGGATTGGTGGTGTGGTTCAGCAGTGCCTTGAGGGTATCCCCATCAGTGGCAGGAAGGCCTGTGTCTGTCTTGGCGATGATCGGCAGCCCGAGCATCTCATAGAGCAAGCTCTGGAGCTGAGGGGCAGAGTTCGGGTTGAACTCCTGTGGTTCATCGCCAATGGCGATTTGCTTCTTCTTCAGAGCAGCATTGCGTTTGTGAACGTGCTTCTCTTCGAGCTGGTACTCGAAGCGACCAACCAACGGCGAACCGTTGATCGTGCTCAGGGCCTTGTTTTGGTCTTTCTCAAGGAGGGCTTTGACCTCCTTCACACGCTTCATGTTGAGAGGCATTCCAGTCAGCTGCATCTGGATGATATCCAGAATGGCTGGCTTGAACACGTCAACATAGGTCGGCAGCTGTTGGTCAGCTATCAGGGTGGGCCAATGCTTTTCATAGACGTACCATGTGGATAGGCCGTCGATGAGATTGTAGCGGAGCAGCTCAGCCAAGGGGATTTTGCGAATGTCCTTGATGTCTTCGTTGGCGTAGTTGCCAGCGAATTCCTGAGCTTGGTCCTTCAGGCCCAGCTTATTTCCGGCACAGGAGTTGGTGGCCAGATAGGCGATGAGCTTGGTGTCATCCCAGTTGTTGAGCAGGATCTGCATCCCCTCCAACAGGCCGTCTGTGTCTGTCAGGTTTCTCATGAAGAGCTGATAGATCAGGACGTACACGTCGTAGGAGATGTTGTGCCAGATGATCCGTTCTCTGAAGCGGATGAAGAAATCGATCAGCAAGTCTCGAACCATAGAAGGCTCAGGACCCAGATCGACAGGGAAGGCTATACCCTCGTGCTTGGACCAACAGAGGGTGATTGTACCGATCCCTGCTGTATCGTGCTTCAGGCTGAAGGCTTCGATGTCGGCAGTGAGTGGACGGTTTTCAAGGATGAGCCTGTCCAGCCAGACTTTGATCTCAGCAGGTGTTGTTGGGTAGGCCTCGAAGTGGATGATATCCACTCCCGGGAGGTCGTAGTGACCACCTCTGTAGGACTTGAGGGCGTCGAAACCCTGCTTGATCTTAGCCAGTGTGCGGTCTGGATCGTAGAAGATCTGCCGGAAGTTCGGCACATAGATGACTTTCCACGGCCCAAACTCGCTGTTCAAAACGTAGCCGAGGTTGATATCGACTTTGGTGACGCCTGTGAGGGCTTTGAAATACTCCGCGTCTGCGACGACGACGTATTCCACACCGGCTGTTTCGAAGGCAGGAACCAGCATCTCGGTGATGTACTGGACCAGTTCGGCCTTGGGGGTCTTCTTCTTCAGCTGTGAATAGCTGAGTTCGATGGCCACCACCTCGTCGGGGTTGATCCCGTGTGGTTCGAGGTAGGCCTTCTGGATCTCGTCCTTCCTCAGAACCGGGACCAGCAAGGCAATGGGGTAACCAGTGTCTCGCTCCGGTTGGGTGAAGGTCAGATATCGCATCAGTATATGAGCCTTGCAGCAGAGTAGAACTCGATCCGAGGCAGAACCTTTCGGTACTGTCTAAGGGCGCGTTCATCGTTTCGAAGGGTCCATGCTTCCTCGTTGGTTCGAGGTAGGGCTTGGATGTTTCTCGGCATGAGAGCCGAGAGGCAGTCGGGAAGAGCGTCTCGTATATCCTGCTCGCATCTGCAAGGGATAAGCAGATGGCTCAGTGACTGCTTGATAAGCTGCCGCTCAAGCTCGACCTTGGCCACGTCCTTGAGGAAAGCCATGCCTTCAGACAGGAGACGATTGTCCAGAGGTGCCTTCTTGGCTGGGGCTGGCCCCGGGTTATCCCGAGGCCGATAATAGACCCCACCAAGAAGGAAGCCGTCATCTACAGCACCACGGATCTCGTTGTGGTTCCGGTTCAGCCGGTCAACGCTTTCTTCGAGACGACGCTTCTCAGCTACAAAGAGACCATCAAGGATGAGGTTCAGCAGGTTGTTGAGGGGAGAGCCTGCGGACGGTGCCATGAATGCTCCTAAAGGATGAGACCTCCGTACTTATCAGCCAGTGTTCCGTAGGTGAACACACGGGTACGGGCGCGAGAGAATGCGACGTACAGCTTGCGAGCAACCGGGTCAGGCTGCCTGCAAGTGCTGATGTTTCCGAGGTCGATGAATACGCTGTCGTGTGAGCTGCCTTGGGCCTTGTGGACCGTAGCAGCATCCCGAGCACGGAGATCCGGGTACTTCTGTTTGAGCAGGAAGTATTTTTCCCAGTTCTTGAGTTTCTGGTAATACTTCACCAGTTCGGTGAAGTGGGGCTTGTCTGTTGGGACAGGAACACCCTCCAGCACGTTGCCATGTCGAGTCATGAGATCGAGAAGCTGGACATCAAGTTCGATGTCGCCCTGATTGTCTTTGCCAATCAGGACTTTCTCATGCCTTCCGAGCTTGACGATGGTGTACTCGGCCTCAACGTGCATTCGGTGATCACCGAACTGGATTGAGGAGTTGCTCACCAGAGTTTCACCGAGGGTGAAGCCGTCAGGTAGACCACGCATCGAGCGGATGTGGTCGTTGAACTGGATCACACGGTCGTTGGTGTAAGCCATTACCCGGCATTCTGGGTTCTGCTGCATGAAGTGGCTTTGGAGCTGCTGCTCCATTGCTACATCGTCCAGATGGTCGATGATCCCGGGAATGATCTGGATGGGCTTGAAGATGCCCGTCTCGACAGTCTCTCGCAGCTGGGTGACCAAGCTGATGAGGGCAGGCTGGGCCTTATTCCTCATTGGCTCGGTGAGTTCGATGGTCTGATAGCCCTGCTGGAAGACAGGAGAGAGCTTCTCCATCACTGGAGCCAGCTGGTTCTTATCACCGACGTAGAGGATCTTACAGCGAAGGGTGCCTTCGTTGATGGCTTGGAACAGGGGAGTGTCCACCATCGAGCACTCATCGACCACGAGGATCATACTCTCGTGGACTTTCCAGTTCCGAGTACGGGTCAGCTTGGTCTTGCCGGTGGAGTAGTCCTCCATGACCTTGAGACCTAAGAAGGTGTGGATGGTGTCCGCTGGCCAGCCAGTCAGTACCGACAGAACATCGGCAGCCTTGTTGGTGGTGGCAGTGATGTTCACAGCGTCGTAGACCGACTCAATGCCCATCATTTGGCACATGTCGCGGTACTGGGTCATGACTTCGTTGATGAGATACTTCATCAGATGGGTCTTCCCGGTGCCTGGGCCACCAGTGAGGATCATGGCCTTATCAGGACCCAGGAGGAACTTGAGGAAGGCATCGGCCCCCAACAGTTGACCTTGGTTCAGTGTGTCAGTCACGTTTGCGTCCTGAAAGCAGAAAGGCCTCCCCGAAGGGAGGCCTGTGATTGGGAATTAGCTGTTGATCAGCCCGAAATGAACGGAGCGAGATTAGGTTCCGAATAGTTCGGACCCTTCATCAGCTTGTGGGTTTCGGGGTGGTGGATCGGTTGGCCTTGATCATCGAACTTGGAGAAGTTCGAGCGGTTGACCTCGTGCAAAGCGCCGACAGGATCCATGCCGTGAACGACAGCAGATCCCGCAGCAGTGACCAGCTGGTCAGCAATGCTGTCGAGGAAGGCGAGGCTGTTCTCGGCAGGCACATACACCGTCCCAGCAGGGGCTTGCTTGATGAAGGTGGCGAAGCTGCTCATGGTTTGAAGAACCGTTTGGAGCATGAGCTGAGCGCCAGAGGTAGAGCCTCTTAGCTCAGCGATCATCTCAGCGACTTCTTCGAAGTGAACGCCCATTTGTGTCTGGGCATTCTTCTGTGTGGGGTTGGGGAAAGCCTTGGACATGAAGTCCACGGTACCTTCAAGGGCACCTACGGTTTGGTCGGTCATGGGTTCAGAAGGTCTTTCAGGATGAGGTTTCGAACATGGTCCTTGATGGACAGGTGAGGGCCTAGCTTGTCAGCCAGACTGTCCAGTTGTGATGGAGTGAAGACCTTGTAGATGTCTTCCATGAAGGTGCGCCGGGTGTCAGCAGGCGGAACGCCAAGAGACTTCAGACGAAGGGTGATCGTGCTGATGTGACAGTCGTAGACCTCAGCGATGTGAGAGAGCGAGTATCCAAGGCTGTTAAGCCTGATGATCTCAGCGTCTTCAACCTTTCGGTTGGCTCTGAACACAGTGGACATCTGAAGAACTCTTCATGAAAAAACCCCCCACCTTATGTTTGAGGTGGGGGGTTCTTACGGTCTGTTGGCTTACTGGTCCAGAAGCTTCTGGATTTGGTCACCGACATTCCCGGAAAGACCGAGCGCCAGCCAGCTGACCTTGGCCTTCGACTTGAAGGTCTTCAGGGCTTGGGCAGCTGTTCTCTTTCCATCGAGCGACTTGGCGTTGCTCATCAGGTTGTAGAGGCGATTGGCTTCTTCCTGTCGTCCCGAGGACCTCGGAGCCGACACTTCCGTAGCAGCTTTCGCAGCGACGGGTTTGGGAGCAGCCTTGACCGGCTCGGTCTTCTTGGGAGAAGGGGCCGGGGTGGGCTTCTTCGGAGCCTCAACCAGAGCCAGCGTGGCCTTGATTTCGCCAACAACAGCATCACTGTCGAAGCCGAGTTTGGACCAGCCGACCTTGGCTGTCTTCTTGAAGTCCAGCAGTTGCTGGGCAGCAGTCTGACGGTGTTCGAGAGTTGTGCCTTTGGCCATGACTTCGTAGAGGTCTTGGGCACGCTTCTCACGGGCAGATCCGCCCTGAACCTTGGGCTTGTCAGCCACAGGAGCAGGTGTCGGAACCTGTTTGGCAGCCACAGCTTGAGCTGCGACAGCCTTCGGATCGGTTCCAGTAGCCTTGAGGTCGTCCAGTGCAACAGCACGGGGCTGCTCAACGCTACGAGCTTCGGCTTTCGAACGCAGAGGTTCGATGGCAGCCAGTGCCTTGATCTGGATCCCACCACCGTAGGGTTCGGTGACCCTGACCTCTTCCAGACGACCAACATGGTCGCCTGCAATGGCCTTGCCGAGGAGGATTTGAGCAGCATCGCTGTCCGTCATAGGACGGTTGTTGCGAAGCTTCTGGTGATCTTCAGGGCTGATCCTGGCGATGATGTGGTAGGCGCAGACACGAACCTTGTTCGGATCATTGTGGGGCACAGTGATCACGTCTTCAGGCTCGATTTTGCAGAGGACCAGCACGTCACCGGGGAATTCCCGGATGTAGCCACGACGAGCGATGTGGAGGCCGTTGGAGCATTCGTTCCGACGGTTCTTGTCCACCAGACTTTCGTCCACCACGAGACGAGATCCGACCCGTTGGGGGATTTTGCCGCTGTGGCAGTCGAAGAAGGTACCCGGAGCCTCAGGGTACAGAGAACCCTTGGATCGAGTGCTGAGCACCTTGTAGGCCAGAATGGACCCATCGTCAGCGATAGGCAGGTCGCCTCGTTCGAGGAAGCGAAGCAGGTCTTCCACGGAGTGTCCGCGTTTTTCCTGCATGGCTGCCATGCGTTCGATCAGGCGTTGGAGACCCTTGTATTGGCCAGTCCGCTGAGCATGGGCAACCTGACCCTTCAGGTTCTCCATCCCAGGAACGGCTTTGCCACCGACGACAGCGACAATGGTCTCGCCGTCTTGAAGGGTGCTGTCGTCCTTGGACATAGGACGAGCATGGGTCATGAGACCTTCGCCCAGCTTCGGAGCTTTACGAGGCTCCTCGACCGGCTTGGCAGCCTGCTTCTGCTCAGCGTTCTGCATGACAGCAGCAGCGGTGGTCTGACTGCCGGGAATGGTACCAGCAGCCACAGGAGCGACACGATCTTCATCGGTGGAGAAGAGGTGTTTCACCTTGTCCTTGGCGACACGGAAGAACTTCATCAGCCCTCCGGTCTTCTTTTCGAGATCCACATAGGTGGAGGTCTCGGAGTCATCGACTTCAGCGAAGCCGTAACGGTTGATCAGGGGGATGATCTTGTCCACGATCCCACGGATGCGGGTGTCGCCTTGCTTCAGCACAACGGTTTCGCCGTTGGGCTTGTACAAGGTCAGCTCGTCCTCAGTGAGAACTGCTGCGACGACCTTGATTTTAGCCATGTGTCCTATCCTTTCAGGACGTTGATAAGAAGCTGCCGAGCTTTGAGTTTCAGCAGATAGTTTGTACCGTTCAGGGCAGAGTTGAGAGCAGTGGTGCTCAAGAAATCTGTCTGTTCGGACTGTCGGCATTTCTGCTTGAAGTCCTCGATACGCCAGTACGAGGGCATTGAGTTTAGGATGTCTCGGATCTGAGCGAGCTTGGGTCGCTTGCTGTAATCTGAAGGCTCGTTGACGTACCAACGCTTGTAAGCGAGCCAGAAGTCGAGCCACCCCTTATGGTCTTCGGTGCGTTCGTCCCTTAGACGAAACTTTGTGGAGAGTACAGGGTCTCTGCTGATGAGCCTGAGGAAGCGATGTGCCTCATCGTAGCTGTCGATCTTTGCCACCGTTTTCAGATGGTGGTCTGAGAACGGAAGGTTCTGGCGGAAAGACACGCTGTTGCAGAGATAGTAGAGGAACTCAGACTCAAAGAAGTCCCTGAAGTTCAGGGAGCCTTGCTTGATGTATTTGTCCTCTTGTGTAGTCGAGACGGCAACGCCGGTTATATGACCAAACTTTCTGACGAACCACTTCTTGTTCTCTTGGTTCATGTGGGTGAAGGTCATATGACCATTTCTGGAACCACGGATAACGACCCGAGGAGATTCGATACGGTTTCCGTGATCCCAAGGCACAGTCCGAGAAACCATTTCACCAGTCTTTCGACTGGTGACCGAGGCGAGACAGTGCAGGCCTTTGGGCTTCTTGGGTACGGGAGGAAGATCTTCCAGCTCTTTGATGGGCACGGTCAGATCGACCTTTTCCCACGGCTGCTTCACCGTGAGGTCCACGATGTGATAGCCGAGGTCGTTGAAGATCTTGCGAGCAGCAGCGATCTTGTTCTTCGAACGACTGACAGTGCAGATGAGAAGCCTGTCTGTCTTGCCGAGGCGGTGGAAGATAGGGAATGCTCTGGCTCTGTCTTGATAATCCGACGCTCTGTGGGTGAGAACGACGATCTTCCGAAGGAAAGGCAGGACTTCAGCGAGCTTCGTTTGCTGAATGGCAGAGACATCTTTCAGAAGTCTGCCCTCTCCCCAGCCACCTGTGTCCTTGAAGTTGTAGACGGAGAGTTTGAGAGAGTTCAGCTCGGGGTCAGCTTTGACCCGCTTCATGATGGGCCAGATGATCTCCTTGTGGAAGAACGTGTTGTCCACCGGAGCGCCGTAAGCGTAGTTGCGACGGAGGGCACGAAGGTATTTGTTGACCAGAGGTTTGTCTGCTGCTCCCGACTGAAGGAAAGCTTTCATTCGGTACATCAGGTCGAACTTGTGGAAACCAGAGAAGCTCGGGTAGTTGGTCTTCAGGTAGAAGGCCACAATGTCTGCGACATTGACCAGTGGCTTATCGATCAGTGGACCAGAACCCCAGCTGTTTCTGACAGTCACCCCAGGGATTGCCTTGCGATCTTCGAAGACTGCGGAGATGTCGTGGGTGAGCCAGAGGTTATCGACTGCTGTCTTGAGAGCGACACGGCACTCGATTTCCAGCACCCTGTTGAAGTCGAAGCAGAAGTCCGACAGGTGCTTTTTGAGGGTGGTCACCGTAATATCGCTCATGGAGAGCGACTCACGGCTAGGCGTGACAGAGATCGTGTTTGGCTCAGCCATGAAGATCAGGCGAATGTTGCCTGAATTAGGCAGGGCCGACATGAACTCGGTGATCGACTTGTAGAAGTCGGCGTAGATCTCGTGCTGCGGAATGGGATACAGCACGTTGCCGTAGCGGACTGCCATGATGCTGTCGTTGTGGCGGTTGTCCTTAGGGACCATGATCCAGCCGTCTTTGCCCTCGGAGAAGGGCAATGTCTCGCAGATGTCGCCGTTCAGCTCGACGTTCATCTCGCCGTTGCGAGCGATGGTCCTCACGATGTTCATGAAGATGGCGGCGTCACGCTGCTCTTTCAGGGGGATCTTGACAGTGATCCCGCTGTAGTCAGTGGGCACCGAGACAATCTCAGTGATGCCCGGACGGCCACCAACCTCAGCCGAGGACTTGGAGACCTGATAGATGGTCTTGGTTCCTTCGTGGCACGAGGTGACCTCGAAGCTGTCAGTGTAGGCGAACGGAGCCTTCGAGCCGAGGCCGAAGCCTCCGGTCTGGTTGCCGTCGTTCTTCTTCGTGCTGTTGCCGTACACGCAGTAGATCGACTGGATCAGGCTACGGTGGATGCCCGTGCCAAAGTCCTGAATTATCAGGAACTTGTCGGTGATGGTGACCAGAACAGGCTTGCCCTGACGACCAGTGACGATGTGGCTGTCCCATGCGTTACACAGGACCTCGCGGATGACAGCCAGAGGCTTGTCAGAATAGAGGGTATCGGACAGAACGTGAATGAATTCAGCACTGTCACTGATACCGAAGCCTTCGGCTGCCTTGGGGGCGATAACCGCATGGGTCACGCGGTCATTGGGGTGTGAAACCAGCATGATGCTCTCTTTGTTGGTTCTGAGGGCCTAATCCCCGAAGGGGGAAAACACGCTTGCGTGTTGGCCGGGGTCAGTATGACCCAAGGATGAAGATGGGATCCCGGGAGACCAGAGGGTCTTCCTTGAGATCGTCGAAGAGGGCATTCATCCACTCTTCGTAGTCCTGCTTGAACAGGGGGATGAGTTCGCCGTTGTCGTACCAGTGACCGTGGTATTTACGGAGGTACTCATGAGAGTAGTTGACGATCCTGGATCTGGCATCGATCACAGAAGAGGCCTGTACGATGGCACAGCCAGTAGCGTGTTGAGCCAAGACTTTCATGTCAGGCCATCGGTGCACCTGACTTCTGCCGTGCTCGTAGAAGACGTTTTCTTCTCCGATCCAGCAGCGATCCCAGCCGTTGAGTTGGTTGGGGGCCGAGCGAGGGGCTTCATCGTACCAAGGCTCAAGCTGGCTCTCACTGAGCCGAAGGTTGAACATGGAAAGGATCTCGACAAAGCGAGCGTTCCAGTTGGCATTGTTGCGAGGCAGAGCTGTCGCAGCCATGACAGCATTGCGATAGGCCATCTGACGATAGGCCAGCGTATCAATCGGGTTCATCCGAAACTCTCCAGATAGGCGTCAGGGTGTTTTTGTTTGAGAAGATGGCTGCCTTTGGCACCTAGCTGAGCAATCTCAAGGACGTGCTCGACTTCTGTCAGCTTGTCTCTGTAGATCTGTTGTTGACAGAGCTTGCGCCTGACATAATGGTCAATGGCGCGTTGAATGCCTTGGTGGGCGTATGATGCCCATGTGTCCTTCAGCATGAAGAAGGTTTCCCACTGTCGGGAGTCACCAATCCGCTGATATCGGAAGCCTTTGGGCGTGATCTTGACGATGGGATAGGCAGTGAGCTGGATAGACAGCAAGTTGGTGGTGCCTTTGTGGCCTGCCTGCTGCTCCATCAGGCGGTAGAGGTAGCCTAGAATAGGCTTTCCGCCAGTGATGAAGGCGTTGTTCTGGGTCCTCTCTTGTGCCTTGAGCACCGATCCTTCGATGTCATCGAAGTTCATTTCGACGGAGATCCCCATCACCTAGCTCCTTGTTGGTTCAAAGAAAAAGCCCACTTGGCGGGTCCAAGTGGGCTTCTCTGTCAGCTGGCGATTGCATCGACTGGTCTGTCTTCTTGATCTTGGTATTTGCCGTCGTAGACAGCATCAACTTCTAGTCTGTCGAAGAGAACTTGTGCGATGCCAGCGCCTGCTGGGATATGGACTGGATCGTTTCCGTGGAAGACGAGTTCGAGGGTTAGAAACCCTCGCCAGCCCGGTTCGATGACCGTGTTGAACACGGATAGACCACGACGTGCCCATGTGGACTTGTCGCGTACAGTGGCCACGAGACATTGTGGCATCTGGAATTGCTCGATGGCTGAAGCCAGACAGAAGCGTCCGGTTTTGTATTCCACCTTGCCGGTGAGCGGATCCTTGATCATGATCATGCAGCCCTCTTCATTGGTGAAGAAGCGGATGTCCTGCTTGATGCGGATGTCGTAGCCAGCCTCACCGAGACCATAGGAGGTCCCGTGAGTCTTGAGCTTTTCTCGCTCCATGTCCTTGATCGGCTCCCAGTTCAGGAGAGCTGTGCCGTTGCAGATCATGAGCTTATTCCTTGATATGGATCACCTTCCCACAGTTGACGTGGGCCTTGGTGTTGTTGACGGATACCCAGATAACGGGGACTGGGACGGACTCCATTGGCTCGACTTGGAGGTCGGAGAAGATCACAGCAGCTGTGGGGTTGTCGGCCATGATGTGCTCACGCACAGGAACGAGGCTGGTGCCTCCACGACCGACGATGATGACTTTCTCGAAGGCGTCCTCTTCCTTGAACTCGTACTCTCTGGTGATGCGAGTGTCGAATAGGATGAGTTTGAGCTTTTTGGGATTGAATGTTTCTTTGATGTACTTGACTTCGGAATTGAAGCGCACAATCTCTCCATCAGAGATGGAGCCAGAGACATCCAAGTAGTAGTTCAGCTGCTCAAGCCGACCATCTCCAGACCTTGAGGGCATGTAGATGTCGGAATACCGACGGCTTGGGCGCTTCCATGTCCAGTCCTGTTTGGATAGGGCAGTGAAGAAACCATAGAGAGCCGACTTCCAGTCGATCTTGGGGCTGAGGAATTCGTTGACCATCAGTTCGACTTCACTCGGAATAGATCCGGGCTTGCCTGCAAGCTTGGCAGCTTGGATGGCCTGAACAACGACATTGATCTGGCTCTGAACGGACGCCTTCGGGTTGCCAGAGAGATCCTCTATCAGGTCACCGTTGCCGGTTCCCCAAGATCCTCCTGATGGAGCCTTGGCGCACTGCTTCATGAGGAGGTCGTAGACTTCCTCGACGGCCATGCCTTTGTAGGTCTGGTCCTTCCAACAGTTCTCGACGCCTTTGAACGAGTAACCCTCGTCTTCAAGGCCATTGTTGATCACGATGTCGGCTGCCCAGTTCCAGACTTCTGGGTCTCGGTCTCCACATCGGGGGATGTGGAGCCAAGCGACGTGCCAGAGTTCGTGCATGAGCACTGTCTCACGGGTCTCAGGGAGCAGACTTGCGAACCACTGAGGGTTCCAGATCAAGTCTGTCCCACTGGTGGCAGCGGTAGAAAGTTCCGTTGACCAGCTGAATTTGAGACCGCTGAGGAGAGGCCCCAAGAACGCGGCATTCTTGTCGAGGAATGCACGGCTCTTGGTTTTGTCCAGAGCACGCTGGAGGTCGTAGGCGTCGAGGCCTAGCTCGACTGGATCAGCAGCTTGGAACATGGTCTCTCCTTAGACGGTGCTGGGACCGTTGAGATAGCGGTTGAGGGAAATGACCGAGCGAGCGAAAACCTCGTGTTCACGGAGATCTGAACGCTGTGCCAGCATGGTTCGCCAGAACAGGATGCGGTGCTCCATGCCCATGCGATCCATGAACTTGCCGATGTTCTCGATAGTCTTCTCATCGACGTAATCGGTGAGAGTGAGGGTCAGGGCGTAGCAGGTGGGGTTGTCGTTGGGGACACGAACGCTGTCCGGGTCCTTGATGATGTCTGCCGTGCGAGGCAGGTGCTCGAAGACCTTGGAATACTGGATGAAGTTGACAGCGACACCAGAGGTGATCGTGCCTGCCAGCAGAGCGACGTATTCGTCCATCTCAGGGATGGACATGTCCTTGATCAGATCCTGCATGAACTCCCATGTCCGGGGGCAGCAGAACGTCTTCTCGCCGTGGTCTGGCTTGAAGTCGTGCAGCATTCCCTTGTTGTCGGACAGGAAGGCGAGGATGCGGTGGTCGTAGTTGTTCTTCAGAGCCACGTCTTCCAGCCACTCACGGTGGCTGACTTCCAGTTCGAGGTGGATCACCCGAGACTGCATGGCAGTAGAGAGATCAGCGACGATGGCTCGGTCAGTGAGGCGGTTGCCAGCAGCAGCGATGACCACGTTCTCGTGGAGATCGTGCTGGCCGACCTGACGGTCGAGGATCAGCTTGTAGGCAGCTGCTTGAACACTGCGGTCAGCAGCGTTCATCTCGTCCATGAACAGGACCCAGCCCTTCTTGCCCTCGGGCAGGGGGTCTCCCTTGATGGGGAAAATGTCGTAGGGTTTGAAGGTAGCCTTGTCGCCACCACGATCAGGCAGGCCTGATAGGTCGGTGGGATCTGAGGTGGACAGGCGATGGTCGATCACAGCGAGCTGGTGACGAGCAGCGATCTGCTTGACGATAGCGGACTTGCCCACTCCTGGGGGTCCAGAGATGAAGGGCGTGCGATCAACCCGGAAGCAGCGTTCGACAGACTTCGCCATAAGGCGGGGAGTGAGGGTGTGATAGCCGCTCATGAGGTTGTGGTCCTTTGTTCGGGAGAAATTTCTTGGTCTTCGACGCTGCACTCACCTTCACAGCTTTCGCAGAAGGTATTGTCGAACGTCTGAGACAGTTCGTATTGTTGGCTCTCCTCATCCCATTCAGCCCACGCATCGAATTTGATGTCGGTGGATCCGCAGGTGGAGCAGCACTTCTTGATCTTGGTCATGTTGTCTCCAGATGGATGAAACCAAACCAAAGAAATAAGCCCCACCCTGATGAACAGGATGGGGCTTCTCGTGTCATTTTTACAAGAGACCTAACTTGCTTAGCCGCGTTTCACAGATTAACTCAGCACCTAGCGTAGGCCGAAGCCTAGTGTTGCTCCACTGCTGGTAAGGACTTAGTACCACCGCTGTCTTTGAATACCTATTTCATGCGGGCTGTCTTATTTAGCTGTTCTATTAGTTCAGCTTTATTAGACATGGTGTATTGGGATGGGTGACCGTCGATACCCATGTTGGTTATTTCAGCTGTTGACCCTTTCCGTCTCATGACGGTTCTGGTCTCTGACATCACTGTCCTCATCGTCTCGAAGGATGCGTGACGATCAGGCCAGTTGATGAAGATGGCCAGTTCAGCTGTGCCTAGTGGCCTGTCGGGCTTCACGAGGAAGGCTACGATGGTACGAGCTACCTGACGACGGCAGCCGAAGTAGAGACGAGCAGCAGCCTCAAGGCCTAGCTTCTCCAGTGGTGTGAATTCCTTCACAGCCACGGAGCATCGAGAGCCTTGCGAGCTTCGATGACCTCATCTTCTTCTTCTGGATCCCAGTTGCCACAGTCACCGCTGTTGGCCATAGCCACATACATCTCAAGAAGCTTCTTGAGAGCTTGTTCCGACTGACGAGCACGGAGCAGATAGCGAGTGTTGGCTTCGAGAAGCTCAGGAATGCGCTTGATGCGTTCCATCGGGAACAAGCCTTGGATGAAGGCCACCAGCTTCATGGAGTCAGAGCGTTCGAGCTTTTCTCCCCACTCACCGGCTGATTGCTCTTTCACGAAGGAGAGGCAGCGTTCGTAAAGGCTGAGTTCGATCATGGTTGAACCTTTCCAGTGACAAGATCACTGATGGCTTTCGCCAGATTGAGGGATTGAAGCCGTTCTTTTCCAGAGTCGGTGATCTGGAACTTAACGTCTCCGGCTGCGCGGTTTCGGGGTGATCCAATAGGCTCACTGAATCCCATAGATCTATTGAAAGTATTTGTGGTCCGAATACATCCAATAGATCTGCCCAGAAGCTCTGCAAGTTCTGGGTTAGTCTTGGGACCTTCTGCTGAATAGATACAGAGGATCTTATCAGACAGTAGGAGGGATCGGGGAAACTTACGCGGTACATAGTTGCTAGGCACTGCTACTTCGCCTTGTTGTGGTTGTTCTTCCCACAGTAGATGCAGGTGAAGATGGCCTCGGGGTTCCGAGACCCCATGAATTTGAAGGTCGGTTGACCCTCTCGGTAGGTGGTGACGACGGTTTGGTCTGCCCCTTCTTGAGCGAGGTCGATAGCCATCTCGTCAGGGATCATAGTCTCATAGCTGGTGCCTGAGATGCCAGTTCCCGGGGGCTGAGACATTATGGCTCGGATCTGGGGCAGATATTCGGCAGGCGGGTTCATGAGATTCAGGAACTCGCAGAGACCGTGGCTGTCCGTGGGCACGTCGATGGGGCTGAAGGTCAGCTTGGTCGCCTTGGCTTCAAGCTGGGTACGGTGGAATTCGCCATTGGCGTCGCGGTACATTTTCATTTTGACCTCAGGACTTCAAGGCGAGCGACAAGACAGTCGTAGCCGCCAACGTGATCAGGACCCAAGAAGATCTGGGGCACTGTCTTCCAGCTTTTGATACGCCCCGCGAGCTGGTCGAAAGCTTCCTCATCCTCGTCTATGTTCTTGAAGACATGAGGGATGTTGTGCTTGTCGAGTAGTTCCTTGGCTCGGTCGCAGTAGGGACAGGTTGAGGTTCCGAAAACTTCAGCTGTGGGATGGGACGCAGGGACATCCTCGCCAGCAAGGATCTTGGCAGCCAGCTCCATCTTGATCAGATCAAGCAGGGCCATCTCGTGTTCGGCTGTCCATTCAGGATTGGGGCGATAGCCGGGAAGGCCCGTCATTCGAGTCATGAGGCCCTTCAGCTGAAGGATCGATAGATCCAGCATGTTGGACCTCCTTGGTTCAGACGGGTTTACGCATCGCTTCGACGGATGCTCGGATACGCTGGAACTCAGCCGTCAAGGCTTCTCTGTTCAGCACGATGTCGGGATGGGGAGTGTGGGGAATGCAGCAGTCGAGCACGCAGTCCAGAGCGTTGTTGAAGGCACGCTCTTCAGCAGTTCGCTGCCGGTATTCCTGAAGAATACGCTCTTCGGCAGCCGTCACAGCAATGCGTCGGGTCTTGGCGTCAGCCATGATGGCCTCCTGAGTTGATAACCACAAAAAGGGATGGCCCGCACCCAAAGGGGCGGACCAATTCCTTAACGGAAATTAACATCTCTAGGATGAGCTGCGCTTTGTCTTGAAACTGAAAAGGTCTTTCTGCTAGTGGGGCAGTACACCAGTGTTTTCTTATAGTTAGGTCTAACATATGCTGACGTTTGTACCGCCAGAAGGTGAGAAGCTGGTCTTGGATCCACAGATGCTACAGTGGGCCACTGAGAACCAAAGAAAAGCTTTGGAGGCTGTCGCCAAGAGTGGGAAGAGTATTCAGCAAACGGAGAAAGACCTCGGACTATACAAGGATGCTTTGGGAAGACCTATCCGTCGTCTGTACAAGTTGGCGGCGAGTAAAGGTTACTCACCACAGAACGACATGACGAGGATCATACCTGATCCGTTTACCCTATCTGGCATCTCTACATACTATGAGAAGACGCCGACCACCCCGGCTCAATGGGTGAAGATCAAGCTGGAAGACAAGCTTCGATATGCTGCGATGCTGGAAGGCATCCAAGAGGCCATGAAGGGCCTCCCTGTTCTACCTCCGGTGAAACACCCCATCTACAGTGTCGCTGAGTTGCTGAACGTCCATGTGTTCACGGACTACCACATCGGCATGAGGGCCTGGGATGAGGAAGGCGGTGCTCACTGGGACATTGAGACAGCCGAGGTCCTCATCATTCGAGCGTTCCAGTATATGCTGGATCACTCTCCTGATGCTGCGGTGGGGTTCATTGCCCAGCTCGGGGACTTTGCCCACTTCGACAGTCTGCGCCCTGTGACGCCCACCAGTGGGCACATAGTTGATGCTTCGGGTCACTACACGGAGATCGTCCGGGCCGTCATTCGGATTATGCTGAAGATGATCTCTATGGCTCTGGCCAAGTATGGTCGGGTCGTCGTTCTCATGGCTGAGGGGAACCACGACATTGCATCCTCGGTGTGGATGCGTGAGCTTCTCAAGTCGATGTTTGCTGAGGAGCCAAGGGTAGAGATCGTGGACAGTGCCACTCCGTTCTACGCTTTCGAGTGGGGTCAGACGATGATTGCAGTGCATCACGGTCATGCGAAGCGTTTACCTGACATGCCGAAGATGTTTGCGAACCTCTTCGCTGCCATGTGGGGCAGGACTACGAAGCGGTACGGCAAGGCTGGCCACTATCACCATGAGATCGTGACAGGCGAGGATAGCGGGATGAAGATCACCCAGTATCCAACACTGGCTCCGAATGACAGTCATTCAGCCCGTCATGGATACAGCTCCAATCGACAGACGAGCGTCGAGACATACAGTGCCCGGTTCGGGAAGATGTCAGAGCTTGTCGTCACACCAGAGATGCTCCAAGAGAGCGGATCCTGAGGCACAAAAAGAAATGGCCTCTCCTGTGAAGGAGAGGCCAAAACTTTGTCAGCGATACTGAGACGCTTAGACGGTGACCGTCATGGCGTGGGTATCGGTGAAGCCACCGTCCGTCGAGGTGAAGGTGATGGTAGCCACACCAGCGCCGACAGCAGTGACGAGGCCAGTCGAGCTGACCGTGGCACGCGACGGATGCGAGGTAGTCCAGACACCAGTGACGTTCGAAGCACCACCGGGAGTGGGCGTGACCGTGAGCTGTTGGGTCTGGCCGACTGTCTTGGCCGAGGTTTCAGGCCCGACGCTGACGCCAGTGAGAGCCACATAGGTGACATCTTCAGCGATGGTGACGTTGCCCATGTCGAGTACGCCGAGGGCGTACATCACATCTCTGACGTGATGGTAGAGAACGTGGGTGCCATGAAAGCCGATGGCGTCGTTGTTCTTGTTGGTGTCTCCGGCAGTGTGGTCGTGGTAGAAGTTACCAGCGTTGACCGAACCAACCGGCAGAGCGTCACCGAAAGCCTGCACAGTGGCAGTTCTGGTGACGCCATTCCAAGCGACTTGATGTCTGGACATGTGTCCAACCTCCGAGGGGTATGAGAGAGTGTGCCCCACGGATGTGAGACAGGCTTCGATACTGCTTATTTGACTGTCAGTCGAGCTTCTCTCTTGACTGTAAAAAAATACGCCCACATCCGACCTGTGAAGGTCAGCTGTGGGCGTAAGGTTCAGGAGAGGGCGTAGTTGGTGTCCGGGATCTGCTTGTAGAGCGAGGGAGTCAGTTTCCCGATGGTGACCTTCTTCCCAACGAGTTGGGTGATGATGCTGCTGAGCAGGTTGCTCTTGGCGATCAGAGCCAGTTGAAGGTTGTATTGGCGACGCAGGTCATCGCCGTAGTGGGGCAGGCAGCGGAAGCAGTCATGGATCGAGACGACCTTGAAGGGTCGCTTCGGCATGGACTCGATCAGGTCAATCACTGGTGTCCGGTCGATCATATCGACGTTCTGAGCAGTGATGTAGTCAAGGATCCGAGCTGAGAGGTAGCCTGATGCCTTGTAGTGGTTCCACAGGTTCATCAGCAT